GTCTCTCTTTCTCGTCCCGCATAAATCTTGTGACAAAATGAACCCACGTCCCAACCATAGTCTGCAAAATCTTTATACATCTGCTCTACAAGGGATGTCGTCGGTACGACTATCAGAGTATTTTGCCCTCGCTCAACATGATATCTCACGAGAGAATATATCATCAAAGACTTTCCCGAAGCAGTTGGAGATATCAATAATCTTCTATTATGCCTTAGAGCGTCGTAAACACCTTCTATTTGATAATCCCTTGGGGAATACTTGCAAATAGATTTCATGTAGTCTTTAACGCCTTCCTGAGAAATCATTTTATTGACCTCAAATGGAAGACCATAAAACTTATTATCTACAAATTCATAACTATAATCATGATCTTTACAAAATTGAATTACCTTATCCAATAACCCAACATATATCTCTCCGTTTTGGGTATTGAATAGACGAATTTTTCCATCCCAGTATTTACTACGAAACTGGGGCATAAATTTAGCACCAGGAACCTCAAATGTGAACTGATCTGCTAGTTCATAATATACATGAGGATCTGCTTTTACCTGGAGATATATCTCATTTTTCTTCTGGATTATCAAATGCGACATACATATAGGTTATTCCTATACGTATTTATTGACCCTCTGAAAATTGGTAATCAAGAATCATAGCAAATAATTTTCCTTTCATATACATCAAGTATTCTTGCTCTTCTAATGGTCTGGCAGGATAACCAGGCCAAGTTTCTAGTGCATAACAAATTACAGAATATAACATTCTTGTTTCATCAATACCCATATTGACCTGAGCATACCAGTCCATCCCTAAACTAGGATCGAAGTCATCGTGATCTTCGTAATCGTCGTAATGTAATGCCATTACCTTATAGATTTTATAAAACTTGAAAAATTTTTTTTAACCATATCTTGACTAGTATTCTTTATTAAATTAACATATTCTTTTGATGCATCGACCATTTGGTCTATTGATGGTCCGTCTCCTCTATTATTAGAAAGACTTAATCTCATAACAGGATATACGTTAGAAAATCTCCATTTAGCAAGACCAACCTCTCCAGGAGTTTGATAATCTTGTGTAAGAATATCATCAACTGTACCAAATAATCTCTTATCAAATCCTGCTACAGGTCCAAGAGAATTAGCTGCTCCAGTATAACCAGTATTTCCCACTGAATTTGTAGGTGCGCTTTCTCTTATAAATTGACTAAAAGATTTCATCAATTGTGTATTTTATCTTTATTTAGTTAAAACCTGCTTGGAAACGGTGCCATTCAATGGCGTTTTTAATTTGAAATGTTCTATTAGAAATATTTTTAATTACTTCCTCAAGGAACTTAAGCATAACATCATAGTATCTAACTTTTAAATCAACTGCCACTAATTTTTCATCTGCTTCCAAATATCTTTGAATGGCATCTTTTTCTCTTACTTTATATGGGAAAGGTTCTTCTTCATAAACCTCTGCCGGTGCCTTTCCTGCATAAAAGTTATATCTTTCCAATCTAACACGATTATAAGTTTCTCTTGCTCTTTCTCTTAAAAGAGTAATTGTGTTGTATATGGTATAATATTTTGAGTGAAGTTGAGGAATTTTTAATGATTCATCATGTAGGTTATCGGGATCAATAACAGAATCTTTCTGCCACATCTCCTGAATTTGTTCAAGGTTCATAAGGGTGTTCTATTATCAGGCGCTACTATATTATACACAGTATACTTGAATGTTGCTTCTGCTGTAAAGTAGGTTATGTCAGTTTCTGATGATTTAAATTCTAAAGAAGACAAATATACAGGAAATAAATCATTAAATTTTACTATAGCAACATCTCTATAATTACTATTCAAAATGTGTAAACTACCATCACTAAAAGCATTTTCAGGATCTCTAATATTATCAGTAGTAATTAAATCTCCATATTGTGAAGTACTCTCTGGAAATCCAAGTCCAGTTAACCAATTATGAATTGCCATATAATTTTCTAAATTTTCATCAACTAAAAAGGATAAATTCAAATCACCATATGTTAACCTATCTCCAGGAATATCAATATTTTTTAAATAATTAGTCTGTATAGCAGTTCCCAAACTAATTTCCGGCAACTTCGATGAATTAGAAAAGAAAGATACTTTTGGTTCTTTTGCCAAAGTAAATTTAAATCCTATTGGAGAAAGAAAATTACGATTACTTATCTGCTTATCAAATATAGATGCCATCGTTTTTATTTGTATTTATTATCTAATTCTAGAATAAATAGTCCTTTTTCCGTACTGTGTAGGTGAAATATTTTTATTACCTGTTACATCTTTAGCAGTTTGTTTCATTAAATCAAAATTAGTATCCCTATTAACAACACCTGCAGAACCAAAATTTCCAGTATCTCTTACAGTAGCATTAGTAATTCTAGTATTAGATCCGATAGGTTTTTGAGTAAATTGAACCTTAGTGCCAAAAGGAATTGATGGAGTTCCTGCCCATGTTCCTCTAGGCACTTGACCTTTCTTATATTTGTAAGGAACTGCTACTCCTCTTGTGGAACTAGAAAATGCAGTTCCATCAGCAGTTCTTTGAACATTATCCTTTCCAGTGTTATATGCCTGAGATGTGGTATCTCCCGGACCATAAGAACTTGTCTTTACAGGTTTCCAACCATATCTCTTTGCTTCATCCGGTGTATGATCACGTTGAGTGAATTCTCCAGTAGTTTTGTTCAAAACACCTGGTTTATAATTTTTATATGCCAATACCTCAGTATTTCTTGATGTAGGTGTTGATTTTATAATTTTCTTTTTTCTATTAAATAGATTCCAAAATTCTTTTATGTTTGCATCTTCGCAAAACTTACTATATGACTTCATTTTAAAATCTTTATTATTATTTAGATAAAAAAAGGGGGTCCGAAGACCCCCGATGAAAAAAATGTGAACTGTAAATCACATAAGGTTAGAAACCTTAGTTCTTCTGTAGTAACGGTTCTTGTTACGCTGAAGTGCTCCTGCACCAGCTGTAGTTCCTTCTGCGAATGGGTTAGCAACGACTCCATAACGAGTCTTGAATCCAATCTTAGGCTGGAAGGAGTTCTCACCAACGGCACGAACCATTTGGAGAGGAACATATGGGCAGTAGAAGAGACCAGCGTCATAAGGTGAAGCACCTTTATAACCGACGCAATAATACTGATCATCAACAAGGTTTGCGGCATAAGGATCAATGTAGACCTTAAACTTACCACCAAGAACACCAGCAAAGGTGTTACCAGTATCATCAACATTCAAGTTAGCGTTGAGTGCAGGGGTGTAATCGAGAACACCTGCCATGGTCAGGGCAGAAGCAACATCAGCAGAAGTGATGATGACGTTACCCTTTCCTCTACGAGTCTCTTGGGCAATTGCGTTAGCATCGCGCTCGATTTGGAAAATCAGACCCTTAAACTTCTCAACAGACCAGCGACCATTGGAGTCAACGTCGAGGTCAAAAGTACCTTGAGTTGCAACATTGGTTTGTGCGCCAGGACGTGCAACGTTATAGATGGTTCTGATGATTTCACGGTTGATTTCAGCAAGAATCTCAGCGGAGAGAATGTTGCCAAGTTCAGCCTCGGCATTCAGACCATGAATTGCTTTGAGGTCTTGTGCCAATTCTAAGGAGTATTCTGCCTTGAGTGCTCTAGACTTTGCAGTAACGGTAACTTTCTCGATTGAGAAAGCCATTTCGTTAAATGCTGCCGTGCTAGCACCGTCAAGACCTTCTGCATCAGCAGTGGCCATACCAGTGCCAACGTTATATGCAGTAGCATCAGTTGGTGATGCTGCACCAGAAAGAGCGCCAGGATTGCTACCTTGCTGGTTTGTAGTACCTAAACCAACAGATCCAGCAGGACCAACGCTGAGGCCGTAGCCTGCGTTTTGGCTGGAGAATGCGCTGTTTGCTTCATCGAACAGTGCTTCAGTGCCATCTTGAGCAGAATAGCGTGAACGCATTGCAAAGATAAGTCCAGTAGGACCATTCATTGGTTGAACGCCTGCAACATCATAGGCGATCAAGTTAGGCATTGAACGTCTGATCAGGGAGATCAAAACTGGATCGAATTTTTCAATACCACCAGTGACGTTAGTTGGAGCTTCCGAAAGGAATTCTCTTTGCTCTCTAAGAGCGATTTCTTGGTTCTCCAGGAGTTGTGCAGTTACCATCTTACGATGACTGTCCTTGATACCTTCCATGCCATCATGGTCAAGGATAGGTGCCCACTTCTCCTGCAGATGTTCAGAATTGAACGATTGCATTTGAATTTACCTCTTTTGAAAATTAGTTTGACTTATAATTAAAAAATCACTTTTTAGAAACTCTATTCAGGGTCTGAAGATATGATTCCATTAGACTGTTTGGTTGCTCAGTAGCAACTTCAGTTTCTTCAGAAATAGTCTCTGAATTGTCTCTTTGAGTGCCGACATTTTCTGGGAAATATGAATTTCTCAGGGTTACCAGCTTCTCACGATAGGTGTCTTCACTATCAAACTCAACATTTTCGGCAAGAGAAGCGAGTTTATCCTTCTGAGAAAGTGCAAGACCTTCACAGACATCTGCAAAAATTACATCTGCAACCGACTCTGCTAATCTTTGATTTAAAGCAATATTAGACTTAATTTGCTCGTTGAGTTTATATTCCATCTCATCAAGTTTTTCTACCATGCTATTAAGTACATCATACTTTTCTTCAGGAATAGTTACATAATGATCTTCAAAAAGTTGCTTCATTCCAATAAGGAATGATTCGGTCATTTCAGTTTTAAGACCGTGCTCAACCGAAATTTGATTTTCGGTCATCCACTCATCAGCGACATACTCAAGGTATGCATCAATTCTACTGGTGAGTTCTTCCTTAACGGTAGCAACCTCTTCTTCAAGAGTTGCTTCATACTGCTTTTGAACTTCTTCCTTCATCTGGGCAACTTTTGCCTTGATTGCGGATTCAAAAATAGTACGTGCCTTTTCTTGGAACTCTTCAGAAAGTTCTTCGCCAGCAAGAAGAGCATTTACATCTTCTTCAACGTCAATTACGTCTTCGATGACTTCCTCTTCTTCAGAAACAACTTCCTGTTCTGTAGTTTCTTCTTCCGCTACTACTTCCTCTTCAGTTGCTTCTTCTTCAGAAACAACTTCTCCTTCAACCTCTTCCTCTTCCTTCATTGGTGCTGCAGCGACAGCTGCGGCATTTACTACATCTTTTACTGTAGCAAGAGTGGGTTCTTTGAGTTTTGCAGAGTCATCATCGACTCTATAATTTTCTGGAGTAGGACCGCCGAGATCTTCCACAGCAGGTTGTCCAGGAGTTACTCCTGAAACAGCTTGCATTGGTTCAGCTGCAGCAGCGCCTTTGGTTACTACGTTTTCCATTTCTTGTAAATTGCTACCAACGGACATTTGATTTATAGATTTTGTAATTAATCTATATTTATTTATAATTTAAAGATTTGAAAGGAAATCATTGAATAAGTTCAACTTATGCTCTTCCAATCTTCTTTGGTCAACAAGAGTATTAATTCTCTTCTGAGTTTTTTCTGCGAGTTGCTCACGAAGAATTCCTCCTTCCCAAA